CATTTAATCTCATCACACCTGAAAATATGTCAGTTCCTCTGTATTGAACGACAATCGGTATTTGATTCAGTGGGTTGAAATCTATACCATTTACCTCATAGTAATGTTCAAATAGTTGTGCGTTTACTGCAGTGTCAGGTAATGTAATTGTTTTTGAATACGGTGTTCTTCTACCCGTCAAATCAGTTAAGTCAGACTGTTGTATCGTTAGTGTAATAGGGATATCCTCAAAGATATCTAACCTTTGATACTGACCTGTTATGTTTGCGAGTAATAGAGTATCCATTATTTACCTAACAATCTAATATTATTGGAATAAACATATTGTAACTCAACGTTATAGATTGTTCTATTACCTTGAATTTTTATTTCATATTCAGTATTGAGTACATTGATGGGTGTTAACCCACCATTTGTTTGTATCTCATATACTTCATTTGATGTCCATAATTCCTCTAACCATTGAAATGTTGGGTAGTTTAAAAATCCACTATTCACTATTACAGTTTCAGCCATTCTAACTTCTGAATCTGTTAGTCCACGAGAATATTGTGTCTTGTTTGGATTTGAAGAACCCCAATCTATATTCCAAGTATTATAGGTTTGTCTGTCAATTGCTATACCTTCAAATCTGTTTAACTTAAAAGTGAAATAGTCGTAATGACCATATCTGTTTAAAAACATAAGTTGAAAATGTTGGTTTGCTGAACGTGAACAATTCGGCACAACATTAAATGTGAATATTTCAGAACAAGGTGTATACCCTGAACAATTACCTTCAGTATAGGTTGTTGGATTTGGTTGTGGTATTAGTCCCATAGTATTTTTTATTTTATTAACAAGGCCCTAATATTTGAACAGTAGAGTATTCAGCTTCTATTGTATCTTCACAAGCACAAAGGGTTGTGGCTTGTAAACTTCCCAATGCGTATGTTTCAGGGAAACCATCACATTTTATGTATTGTATGTAGTCAGTAAACTCTGAATCGTTTGTTATAAGATATTCTATACAAACACATATTGGAGCGTTTTGTGTTGATGACGGGGTTGGCGTCGGAGTAGGTGTAACAGGGACTGGTACACAACTACCAATTATTTCAGTTATTAATCCTTCTTCTTCAATATATGGTGTGCTACAAGAACATACCTCATACTCTACGTTAGCATCGGCAATAAATGATTGTGTTTGTCCGTTTTGACAATTTACAAAGAATACTGATGTCTGTGATTCACCCGTGTATAAAACAGAATATTCCGTACATGTTCCACAACCAGGAGTAGCTGATGGAGTTGGGGTTGGAGTAGGAGTTGTTGATGTTGCCGATGGAGTTGGCGTTGGAGTTGGACTTGGTTGAATTGGTTCTGTTTCACCCTCAAATACACCATATAGTTGAACAGTATACTGAACACAATTATCGGGGAAGTTTGGTATGTTTTCAGGGCCTGCTCCCACATATAATGTGTTGTATGTTGTACCCGATATAGGGTCAATAAGAAACATAGCAGGATAAACATAGTTACAATCAGTTCTTGGGCCTCCACCATTGGTGGTAATGTTATCATAGGTATAACCAGTTATTTCTGCTCCACTATCATCATAAAACTTATACTCAACATAATAAGGTTCTGATAATACAGAACCACCTAAAAAGTAATTGGTGAATCCTAATGTAAAATATTCGGTATCTGCAATGTCTAATATTCTCGGTGCATTTGTTAAAAACAATCCACTTGTTGTTGGGTTAACAGATAACGGTGTTCCCGATAATACATAAGGCCCTGAATCAAAACTCTGTTGTGTTGCCCTTCCGTTTGTTCCCATAGTTGAACGGAATGTTTTACGTAATACCGATGCCTCGCCAGGTTCCCCTACGGCATTTCCTACCCCTGTAAAACCTGTTACATTACCTAATGGAGTATCAGAATATTCAAACCCTGTTTGTAGAAAGTATGAAATGGTTTCATCTGAACTCGGTCTTGAAAATGGAAATGTAGTATGTGTGTAAATTGGTGTGGTGTTCCAATAGGAAATTGGATTGTTAAATGTATATGATTCTAATACTTGTTGTAAATCAATAACACCCAATCCATAAGGGTTAGGGGTACATTTACCCCTAAATACAAAATTACCATCAACATATAAGTCATACACAAATCTAAACTTAAATGTTGTTGCTGGATTATATGTACTGGCTGATACAGTAAAAAACAACCCATCACTTAATACAGGTTGAAATTGGTTTGGTATGTTAATATAATTTAAACTCATCTTCTTAATAATGCCACATCGGCTGTCTTACCTTTTACTATTATTCTTTTGTCTTCTAATAATTTAGTTATAAATTCAGAGGCATAGTCACCCAAGTAAAAAACAACATCTTCCAATACCTTTTCAATACCTTTATCTACAAATTCTGTTTTATAAATACCATATTCACCTATTGACCTTTGTAGTAAGAATGCTCTATCATCGTTAGATATAAACCTACCTTGTCTGTCTCTGAATTGTGGTAATCCACGTTGTCTTGCCCAATTAAAAATTGCTGATAATGGTGGGTATTTAGCCCCTTGTAATTTACCTTTACGACCGTAGTTAACCCAATACCAATAATCTGCTTGTCCAAAATCTACCACAAGATTTAATTCACCATCTTTAAGGTCTGTTTCATAATATACATCAACAGAGTTATATAACAACCCTGTATTAACTCTATTATTCAATGACGGAAAACCCATACCAGATATTGGTTTTTGTCTACCATCATAACCTTTAGATGAACGGATTTTGGTTAACTCTGATTGAATAGAGTTTTTTACCAAATCTGTTATTAAATTTTTTATTTCGTCCTGTGATAACATTTTTTAGATATTAAGGTGTACTTGATGGAGTTACCGTAGGAGTTGGAGTAGGAGTTGTGGTGGCAGTTACAGAAGGAGTTGGGGTTGGATAGTAATCACAAGCATCCAATACCTCAAATACAATTATGTTAATATCCAATGCAACACCAGCCACGTGGTCTGACATCCTCTCAAGGAAAGGAATTGCGTTTGATGGTAATTCTATATCAAAAGAATTATAAATTTCAGGGAATGTATTTTGACCGAATTTGATATAAGACAATAATCTTTTTGCCTCTAAAGACATATTAGAAATAATGTCTTTTTGGTTCATAAAATCTGTATTGACTATATCTGCAAAGATTAGCGACATCTGATATGTCGTTGTGTTCTCATCATAGATTATTGACTGTGGAACAGCAAATAGATATGGATATTCAACAACTTGGTTTTGTGTTTCACCCGACATAGTTCTACCAAAATCTACAAGATTACCATAACCAAAAGAATTAAGGATTGGTGAGTTTTGTTGGAATGTTTCCAATATATTAAGAATGTCGTGAAATGTTACGAATTGGTTCATCTAACTTGTTTTACTTCATTTTTTAATTTCTTGAGTTCATTTTGTTCTTGTGTGATTCTGTCTTTAATTAACGCAAGGATTGATAAACATAAATATAGGTTGGTATCTTCTATTTGTTGCATTTTGGTTATGTCATCGTTTGTTAGTCGATATGTTAGTTCAAAGTAGAAACGGGCAGTTGCTTCGGACGCAACCATTTTGGTAGGTGTCTCGTCATCTTCCACAACATCTTGTTCGTCTTTATCGTCAATTCCAAAGAATGCTTTGTACTTGTGATGTATTGATTTGATATTTGAAAAAAAAAATTGGCACATCCAAACCAATATCTTGCTGGTACTTTTGTTAAGAATATTTCAGCACGTTCCATCACCTCTGCTGACTTGAATGGAACAAGGGTGTATTTGTCCCCTTTCTTTGATTTTACGGGTCTATATAACAACGCCATAAGGATATGTATAGAATCATAAATTTTATCACTCTGTGAGAAGATTTCCATATCTACCCATTGTCCCCATTTTATGTCCTTCCAATTATTCTCAAAACCATATTCTACACCGTCTATTTCAAATGTTAATATAATTTTGTTGTCACCATCGCTAAACATATTTGTCGATAAAATACTTTCAACAAATTTCATCTGTTCCATTGGGACATCATAGAGTTCTTCTTTATCAACATCCAAATACAAACTAACCAAATCCATAATGTTGTTATATTTGATTGGGTTCTTATGTATCTTCATAAATTTATCCAAGTTCAGTTCCTCTTGAACTTGTATTGTTTTGTCGTCTAATTGTATTGTTATCATATTACGGTAAATTTTCTTTGTTTTTTTCCAACCTTCATTTGTAGAACATATCTAATACCATCGATAATATGGTTGTCAGTATCCACTGGCTCATCAAGATTGTTTAAGTTCTTATCCTGTTTCCAAACATAAGAATTAAGTTCGTTTATTAAATTTAATGAAGTTGAAGTTATAAATAAATTATGTCTTTTAATTAAATCAATTCCGTGTAGGATTGTAGATTTAACGACTGGCTTTGTGTTTATTCCGTTTCTCTTCATTTCTTCTATTGCTTGTGGGTTTGCACTATCACAAATAAAATCATCTTTTAGGTTAAGTTCCAAATCCTTTATCTTGTAGATAAAGTCTGGTAATGTGGTATGTCTTAAATACAACAACTCATCACAGTATATGGATTCATCGTGTTTGTATACCCCTACCATTGTATTGGGGTCTGACCACCCAAAGTCAATTCCATATCCAAGCAATTTAGCTTCATTGGGTATATGTTCAATTATTTGTTGGTGATTAAATACAACCCTTGTAGGAACACCCTTCTCACCTAAACCAAATACCCTCCATAGGTTTTGGTCTCTATGTTGTAATTTCTCAATTTCTTTTACCTGAACCTCAGAAATAAATGGATTGTCTTTGTATGTAACGATGGTGTAAAAAACATCTTCCTGTCCTTCCAAGTCATATATCCAAGAGTTCCATAATGATGGGTTTAAATCAATTATAACCCTGTCAGATGTACGAAGTATAAGTTGGGTATATTCTTCTTCACTTATTTCTGTTGCTTCGTTCATAAACAAGTAATCACGTTTACGACCACGTAGTTTAGTTTCGTCATCAACACTAAACCATTCGATTGTGTTTGTTCCAAGTTGATAATATCCATCAACGGAATGCCAATCATTTGGTTTGTATAATCCAAAGTTGAGTAAGATTTCTTTTAAGTCCCTTAACACAGAACCCTTAAGTGCTGGTAGGGTTTTCCTGACTATTGATAGGGTTTTGTTTTCCTCTTGTAATAATCGGTATATCCAATAGATAAGAATGTTATATGTCTTTGACGCACGAGATGAACCCTGAAATACACAGATACGTTTGTCTGTGTTAATTAGGTCTTCAAATACTCTCGTGGTTTGGATTTTCATATTCTTTGTTCTTCTAATTTCCATTGGAAACCATAACTTGTTTTATTTCCTTTACGGATACAATCTTCAATATGGTTGTGTGAATCAAACCCCAATGTGTTTTCTATTTCAGTTATTGTTTTCCAACTACGGATAAAGTTATTATCCAAATCATATTGGTTGATTACATGTTTTTCATCAATATCACCACTTAATCTTTTCTTTGAGAACTCTGCATATTTCTCATTGAGTTCCATACCAATGTATTCTCTGTTATTACACCCCAATCCTGTCGTTCCTATTCCACTGAATACATCAAGGACTACATCA